CTAAGAAAAGAGCGACAGAAAATCCAGAAGACCTCTTGGAGAAAGACAGGCTAACCGATTGGTTTGATTGATGAAAAATAAACTATACCACTACAACGCAGAGGTAGTTCGTGTTGTTGATGGTGATACCGTTGACGCTTTCGTTGACTTGGGTTTTGATATGCACTCTAAGCAACGGGTTCGTCTATACGGCATTAACACGCCTGAGTGCCGTACACGCGACTTGGAAGAGAAGGCAGCAGGACTCAAGGCTAAGGAGCGGCTTAAATGCCTCTTACGCGAGAATAAGAACAAGTGTGTTATAGAAACTCGACTTGATAAGAAAGGCAAGTATGGCAGGGTTCTAGGTGTTTTGCACATCGACAAGACTAACTTGAACAAAACGCTGGTGAATGAAGGTCACGCCAAGCGTTATTATGGGGAAAAACGATAACATACAGTTCACTGATCCCTATGAGATGCTCACCATTATTGATGATGACATCTTGGCTGGTACACTCAAGTTACACTCGTGGCAACGTGAAATCCTAGAAGACTACGGTAAACCATCACCAGCATCGCACCCATTCAAGGCAGCCGTTCGGGCAGCCAATGGGTCAGGCAAAGATCAGTTCATAATTGCACCGTGTGCTTTGTGGACAGGCATGACATCATCCAACGCAGTTTCGTTGGTAACGACAGCTTCGGGCAATCAGCTTGATCGTCAGACAGACAAGTACATTCGGCAGTTAATGACAGCTATTAACAAGTTGTTTGGTGTAACTGTCTGGAAGATGAACTATCGCCATTATACCAACATATTAAATAACTCAACAATCGAGTTGTTTGTGACGGATGAACCGGGAAGAGCAGAGGGCTGGCATCCTGTTGTGCAGAATGGTGAGTTAGCAATATTTGTTTCGGAGGCGAAGTCAGTACCAGATGACATCTTTACAGCCTTGGCACGCTGCACAGGTTTTACCAAGCGCGTAGATGTGTCTAGTCCCGGCCCGCCTTCGGGACATTTTTACAATGTATGCACGGGAGGCAACTGGAAACAGTATCATGTAACAGCGTTTGACTGTCCGCATCTTTCTGAAGAATACATTTCAGAAATCAAGGAGTCTTACGGCGAAACCTCTGCACTCTACAAGTCCATGATAATGGCTGAGTTCGGTGGTATGGATGAGCAGGTAGTCATCAATCATCAGAAGCTTGTTGAGTTAGACAAGATGGAGATTGAACACGTTGAAGAAGAGAAGAATACAGCGGGTCTTGATTTGTCTGCTGGCGGTGACGAGCAGGTTCTTGTAGTTCGCAATGGCAACAAAACGCTGGCAGTTGAAGCATTTAACTTTAGAGATACAGTTGCCTTAGTTGATCATCTTGAGTTTTTGTTTAAGAAATATGATCTAGATGTAATTTATGGTGATGCAGGTGGTTTGGGCAAACCCATCTTGGATCAACTCCGTATCAATTGGGATATTAAATACGTCTTAAACCAAGCTAAACCGTACAATAGCCTTGCCTATTTAAATCGTGGTGCAGAACTCTGGTTTAGCGTAGCCAAGCTGATTGAGTATGGTGATATTATAGTTCCGCGTGAGACGAAGCTACGCAAACAATTGGCATCTCGTTACTATGTAGTTACGCCGCAAAATAAACTACAACTTGAAAGCAAGAAGCAAGCGAGGTCAAAAGGTCACGTTTCGCCGGATAGAGCAGATGCTTTTGTGTTGGCTTTTGCGGACTATCGGGGTAGGAAGCCAAAAAGATTAGCCGTTAAAAAGGTTAAGAAACACGAACATAAACAACTTCGGCTAAACAGACCACGAGTCACTTTCGGTAAAAGTTTTAATGTAAGAACAAACAACTGGTTACACGATGAAATACAACAATTACAAGAATTATCAGGACGCAGCAACTAACATAAATAGGTTAGCTGACATCTGCGACAATCAACACGTTACAGCGCAGGATCAAAGGCAGCAGCGACGGTTAAATGTAGATTTGGATTTAGAACGTCGGGATGGCTACTTGGCTCCAGATGAAATCTATATTCCAACGCATATAATCGACAGTAACATTCGGCGTGAACAGGCTAAGTATGTTTCTTACATAGTCAACTCACGGCGTACTGCAATCTTCTCCAGTTCAACAAATCCTGCATTCAACACGGGGCCACTTGAGCGTGATTTCACAGAGCGTTGCCGGTACGATGGCTGGCAAATTCCACTCTTTCGTACAATAGACTGTATGCAGCTTCATGGATACTGCGCTGCTGAGATACAATTTGACGATACAAAGCCGGGACACTTTGCTGTTGAATCTGTAAACTACGAGGACTTTGCATTTCCAGATGACACCCGTGACATACAAGCCTGTAGTATGCTGGTGCATCGTCATTACTTTACTCGCGAACAACTAATAGACATGACAAAAACGCGCGAGTTTAGTGCAAAAGAGGTCGAGGCACTTGTCGGTCAAGACCCTGTTGATGAACAGACTGAATCCTTATTCAAGGTAGAAAAGGTTATGTTCCGAAACAACGGGATAGTTCAGGTGGGGTGGTCTTGCGTAGCCAGATGCAACGAATGGTTACGCAAGCCACGTCCACTGTTCTTGGGTCGTCGCGATATGTCGGGCGAAGTCTACGAGACAGATTATCCCTATGTTGTCTTTCATTACATGATAGCAGAAGACATGACTATCAAGAATTGCGTAGGTCGCGCTTACATGGACAAACATACGCAAGAGGCTGTTAGCTCCTTGATGTCATCGTTTGTAACAGCGCATCGCCGTGCATCAAACTTCTACTTCTCCAAGGACGCAGACGATCCAAACCAGAGTAATGAGCAGACCAGTGTGCAGTTTGTGCCGGGAGCATTGATTGATGCAAACGTTAAGCAGTTTCAATTGTCACCGCCAAATTCAACGATGCTGTCAGCTATTCAGACGCTTGTAACTCAGAACTCACAGGAGCAGTCGCAGATGAATTATGCTGCAATGAACCGTCAAGATAGCCGTAAGACAGCTACCGAAATACAGACGGCATCGGCAGAGGCACAGCTTTTGTCAGCAACGCAGGTTTCCTTGTTCAGCATTTCAATTAAAAAGATTTATGAGCATTGTTGGGAAATCTATAAGTCTAGGGTAATTGATGGACTCCTAGAGCCTACAATCCCTTTGCATTACTTCATTGATCACGAATACAACATCAAGCCAGCAGGTGACACAGATGTTGTTGAAAGGCAAGAAAAGGCGCAGAAGATGTTGCAGGTTTGGCCTGTCATTCAACAGAACAGTGCTTTGGCCATGGTTTATATGGAGGATATGCTGACAATGCTATTCCCTGACGAAGCACCTAAGTATCTAACGCAAATGAAGCAAGATACAACCAAGACACAATTGTTACAGCAACTATCCGCAATTGTACAAAGCTTAGTAGTAGACCCACAAACAGGGCAACTGACTGAAGAAGCTCAACCGTATGCACAGCAAATACAGCAAATACAACAACAAGTCCAAGCCCTTGCAGGAGGCGACCAAGGCGGCTCTGGAGGAGCAAGCATGGGGGCAATGGGTGGACAACCCAACAACCAAGGTGTTCCTCAACCTTCTCAGGCAGGAGCGGGAACGCCTCGTTAAAGATGTTAGTTATCTCGCCACAAAACGAACAGTTGCAGACAGCGATGTTCGCACAGTGGCAATTCAAATAAAAACACTAGACGAAATAATACATATAATATATGACAAAGACCGATACAAAAACAGCGGAAGCAATCGAGCAAGAGTTTGACTTTGGCTCAATAGACGTTGGCGATCAACTTGAGGTTGATGAGCTAGATACAATAAAAGCAGTTGAGAAAACTGAGGAAGTTGAAGAGAAACCCGAAGAAACCGATGAGGAACCAGTTGAGACCGAAGCATCAGCAGAAGAGTCTGAAGAGTCAGAAGAAAAGCCAGAAGAAGAGGCAACTGAAGAAGATAATAAGGAAGATGAAGAAGAACTGACTACTGAGGATATTCTCGGTGATCCCTTGAAAGAGGATGAAAGTGATGACGAGCCAAAGGGCCGCACATATGAAGGTTTCGATGATGAGGATAAGCAGTATGCCAAACAAATGTCTAATGCTGCGTATGATCATTTCACGAAAAAGCTTCAGACGTTAAAAGCTGGTAAATCTACAGCAGAAGAGACACAAGACCTTCTATCACACCCCGAAGCTTACTCACTTAATCCAGAGTATCAACAACTTGTGACTGATTATGACAAGGCATCACAAGAAAAAGCGCACTGGCGTAAGCAACTCGTAGCCATTCGCAATGGTGAAAATTGGCGTTCTGTTGAGGGATATGACAAAAACGGCAAGATAGTGCAGGGTCGTGACGAGTTTCAGCCCACAGGAGAATCCGAAATTGACGTACAAGCAGCACTAACTGAGGCCCAAACCTTGAGTAAATCCTTCAGTCAACGCGCTCAGTCAATACAACAGAACCACGCAACTAATTATAAAGACTCTGTTCAGATGCTTGAAGAGGAGCAACGAAAGCAGTTTAAGTGGTTGGAGGACAAGGAGATGGGTAAGAAAACAATAGACATACCCAACTTTGGCAAAACCTCGATCAACAAGATGCGTAAGACATTTATTGACGTTTTACCTAAGGTTTTTGCAAATCACCCAATGGCTGAACTGGCTACAAACCTCTGGATAAATAATCAGATTATGGCCAAGCAACAGCTAGAATTGACTGAAAAGGTTAAGAAACAGACTAGAAATAAGAAAGATATGCTGCGAGGCGAGCCAACATCTAAGGCATCTAAAACTGACGATGATGAGATGTTTACAATGGATGATATAATGAGTGAATTTATCTCGTAAGTTGGCAGACTTCTTGCTTTAATACAGGTGCTTCTGACGGTAAGGGCATACCACGCTACTCGTGTGAAGGGCATCACAACTTGTGTGTAAAATTAAATATATTAAAATATTATGGCTGTAACAGCAGTTGATCCAAGTAGCACTCTCGCGCAAGCGATGAGTACAACGGCAGTATCCAACAACTTTAATAAGTTGGATTTCTACCTAGTTAAAAACGAGGTTGCCCTTTTTCCCAAATGGAATGTCTATGACACTCTGTATGGCTCGATTAAGTGGCAACCTAATATGGGAGACACCCTTCAAGGGTTGACTCCAACGCCCAGTCCCGTACAGCGTTCTACATTCGCGCCGAATGTATTGGCTGACGCGCCACTCAAGGACATCTACAAAATTGGTGAGCGGAATGAGTCTGCGAAACTTTCTTACCACAGGTATGAGAGTACGCGGTTTCGTTTCCTTAACAGTTTTGAAGCTTTTTGGCGTGATCAATTATCCTACGCTCACAAGGATATTGTTCGTCAAATCCAGACATCACAGAATCAGTTCATCAGAACTTTGATGTGGTATCAAACACCAGACCTTTATATTGCTAAAGGCGGATCTGGTTATTTATCAAGTTCTGTTGATCTTGATGGAGATGCTGCAAAAGTCTCACTGACACAAGATCAGATTCGCACTATTGACGCTGATGCTGATAGTACTTCTTCTACCACAGCTGCAATTGGTGAAGGTGGTGGACAGGAGTATCGTGATTCACTGGTAACGGGCGGTTCCGGCCAAGAAGCTGGAGCTTTAACGCTGAAAGACTTGTATAAAGCTATGCTTGTCTTGCAGGAGGATGTTCAAGCACCACCATTTGATCGTCAATTTGGTACTCCAAAGACCTCTGAGATGATTAAGGGTAAGTATGTTCTTGTTTGTTCAACTGAAGCATGGGCCTCGCTCATGTGGGATAGTGACTTGGCGGCCCAAACTGGCCGTCGTCTTGCACCCGCTGACATGAACCTCGTTAGAGATGGTTTTGCTGGCGATCTGTTTGGCAAGATTACAGTTAAGTTTGACCCATTCCCGTTGCGTTTTACAGACACGGGTGCGTGGGTCAACCCACAAACTGTCACTAGCAACAAGGTTGTACCTAACTCGAATTATACCAAGATTGCTTCAAGTGCCAGTAATGATATTGGCTCTAATGAGGTTGCGTTCTTATGTGGTGCAGATGCCTTTAAGGCGATCTCTGTTGGGCCGCCGCCCAAGGAGTTTGCTGGTAAGAACATCTCGAAGAAGAAACTGTATGGCATGAACTGGAATGGTCAGATTGATTTGACTGATCAGTTCTTGGTTCCAACAGCCTCAACAACCGACGTAACAGACGGTGGTGCAGAAGGCTGGGACATGAACGTCTATGGTGACTTCTTGAAGTTCATCTCGCAGACAATACACGGTGGTATTCCGGGTGATGCAAGGCATTGCCTACCCATTGTATATCGTCGCAGACGCACTTCTTAATAATCATGGGGGGCTTCGGCCCCCCTTTCTTTAAAATATTATGGCTATTATAAAAACCCCCTCCGCTGTTGAGAGAAATGTTACCTACAACACCCCCTCTCAAGTTGATATAGACACGGCTAATGTAGCTGATTCCAGCCTTGGTTGGAGTCCAAACGTAAACTATGCACAGGCTTTGTTGCAGAACACAGGTTCTACAAATTTATTCTTACGCTACGGCTCAACGGCTGCAACCACATCTGTTTATCACACAAAGTTGTTGCCGGGAACGCAAGTTGATTTGAGTGATAATGTAGGTAGCAGTCTCAACATAATTTCAGATGCAAACAATGGTATAGCTGTATTCACACTGGCATCACCAGATACTTCAGTTACCGCTTATCCAGCACAGCCTAGCAACAACATAAACGGACATTAAAATGGCAAGAATTGTACAACAGGGTGTAATTACCACGTCAGGAACTTCTTTCGAAAACGAACCCATCGTTCGGTCGGACGGTGCGGGTGAGGTGATGCAGTGGCAGCCCGCTGATGGCGGGACAGACGGTGTTTTTATAAGAGAGAATGCTGTATTGGGCCATCTTCATCTTGGCATAGGCGTTAGCGAACCAACATTTCCTTTAGAGATAGGTGCAACTACAAATGCGAGTTGTGGAATCGGCATTGTAAATACCAGCACCGCCATTGCAGATAATGGTGAAGTTGGGAGAATTGCGTTTAAGTCACTTGATACGCAGTTAGACGCCAATCACCAAATGGTCTCAAAGATCGTTGTCCGTGCTGCTGAAGCGTATGACGCGTCAGATGACAACGCTTCAGACATGGAGTTCTATACGTCTGCGTCTTCTGAAAACGTAAACACTTCAACGACACCCGATCTCATTCTCAGTAGCGGCGGCAACTTGGGCGTGGGCGTTTCGCCATCTGCCAAACTGCAAGTGCTGGGTGGAACTTCTGGACTAGACCAACTCAGTTTGTCATCCAATGTAACCGCAGACACCATTAAGTACGCCGGTGTAATAATGACCAATTATGCCAACACGACTACGGCATTATTAGGCGGCAAAGCGGAGGACGGAACAACGTCTGTTTACTATGGTTCAAGTGGCTCAGACCATCGTGGCCCGCAGAAGCACGTTTTTTATACCAATCCGAGTTCAACTGCTACGTCTGGTAATGCCGCAAGACTTACCATCGACAGCGCGGGTGACGTATTGCTAGACAATGAATCTTCTGAAAAGCCGGTACTGACAATAAAAAACAGAAACGGTGACGCGCACGGCGGACGAATTGTTCTGCAAAAAACGACAACTGGTGAAGCCAACTATGACGTACTGGGAACTATTGATTTTAAAGGCAATAATAACGCACACGAAAATACGTCTTACGCAACAATTCACTCGACAAGTTCAAGTGTAGCTGATGGTGCTGAAAACGCTACGTTAGCAATTAAAACAATGGCTGGCGGCACGTTTGCAGAACGTATTGCAATCGGTAGCGATGGTTCAGTTGCTTTTAGCGGCGCAATCGAGGTCGGCTCGCTGGACATTGGCCACGGTGCGGGTGGAGACGTAAACAGCGTAGCTGTTGGTAAAGATGCTTTAGTGGCAAGTGCAGGTGGGTCAATCGGCAACACGGCAATAGGCGGTTTAGCATTGGACGCGCTGATTCACGCTGATGCAGATTACAATACTGCTGTTGGTTATGCGTGTCTTAGTACTCTTACAACGGGCCAAGAAAATACCGCAGTGGGGGTTGCGGCATTAAATGGTGCTTTAGCTACGGGTGGAGACAACAATACAGCGGTTGGCAAATCGGCACTCAACGTATTCACTGGCAGCAACGCTACAGCAGTTGGTCACGGTGCAGCAGCCGCTATAACTGCTGTAGCTGACTTAACTGCTGTTGGGAAAAACGCATTAACCTCGTTGACTCACGCGGACGCTATTGAAAATTCTGCATTCGGTGCTTTCGCAGCAGATGCGTTGGAAGGTGCTACTGGTGCTGGAAAATTTAATACGGCATTAGGTGCGTACGCACTTTCTGCCAGTGTAGACGGCACTGGTAACACTGCGGTTGGACGTTGTGCGCTTTATAATGGCGATTGCGTCGATGACAACACGGCGGTTGGGAAAGACGCACTAACAGCATTCACCGGCAGTAACGCCACTGCTGTTGGTAGTGGTGCAGCAGATGCCGCATCAAGTGCGGCCCATCTGACTGCCGTAGGTAAAAATGCGTTGGGTGCTTGCGATGATGGTGCAGGTAACACAGCAGTTGGTTCATCTGCTGGTGCGGCTGTTACAGTTAGTGATTGGAACACATTTATTGGTTATGTTGCTGGATTTCAAACAACTGGTAGCGGGGCAACTGGCGGGCGCAACACGTTTGTGGGAGCCGATGCTGGCGTCTATGCAACCACCGCAGATGACTGCATAGCGATTGGTTACAGCGCACTTAAAGCTGCTGATGCTGCTGGCGACAATTCTGACAACGCAACTGGCAACTCCAATATTGCCATAGGCAACTACGCACTAGATGCAGCTAAAGCTACCGCGCACAATGTTGCCATAGGCGGTTACGCACTAAGCAATGCCTCCGCTGGTGGAGAATCTGTTGCAATCGGACACGCTGCGTTGTCTAGCGAAGCAAATGCTGTTGTTAGCAGTGTAGCTGTTGGCTTCAAGGCGTTAGAAGACCAAAGCGTTAATAGCGCATTCAACGTAGCAGTCGGACACAGCGCAGCACTCAATTTAACCAGCGGCACAGACAGCGTGTATATGGGTTATAAAGCCGGTGGTGTTGGAGTGATTACCGGTGATAGTAACGTAGCGATTGGTAGTAACGCTATGCTTGATGCAACCTCCGCAGCAACAAGCGTTTTCATCGGTGCGAACTCTGGTGGTGAACCGATAAGTGGCAGTAGATCGGTTGCACTTACTGGTGCGGGAAATGTTTGTGTGGGTTTTCAAACTGGCTACAAACTTACTGCGGGTTATTCCAATGTGTTGATCGGTAAAGATGCCGGTGTAAATATATCAGATGGAATTGGGAACATCGCCATAGGTCACGGCGCACTAGACGCTGCGAACGGGACAACTGCTGGTGGAAATAGGGAAGACAGTAACATCGCCATTGGCACGAACGCTTTAGGTGCTGAAACTTCTGGTTCAGATGGTGGCGTGGCTGTTGGAGACAACGCGCTGGCAAACCAAGATGTGGCAGCCGCAAACAACGTCGCGGTTGGGTATAAAGCCGCGATGAATCTGGATGACGGCGTAGACAACGTGTTTTTGGGATACCAAGCTTGCGGTTCTGGTGTGGTGACGGAATCTGGAAACGTGGTAATTGGTAAAGACGCTGCGCTCAAAGCCACTAGTATAGCTACTAGTGTATTTATTGGCGCACGCGCTGGTAGCAATGATGTTGTAACTGGCGCAGATAATGTAGTTATCGGCAAAGATGCTGGCTTCGATATGACTGCGGCTGCTGCCAATGTGATAATTGGTAAGGATGCTGGTGGGAACATTACCACAGCACAAAACAACGTGGTCATAGGTAAGGGCGCGTGGGCCACGGGAGTCGGTGTTGCTTCTGGTGGTGCAGCAGGTCAGTACAACGTGGTTGTTGGAACTGATGCTGGTAACGATCTTACTGAGGGTTCATACAATGTTTTCCTTGGCCAAGCTGCCGGTGCGAATATCAACACTGGAGTAAGCAATATTGCCATCGGCGCGCACGCAATGGACGCTGCTAATGGTGGTAACGATTATTGTGTTGCCATTGGTCATCACGCACTAGGTGCTGATACACAGAACTCACAATACTGCGTAGCCATCGGCCACGCTGCGCTTCAATCACAAAACGGCGACGTACAGAACACGGCCATTGGTGGACTTGCTGGTGCTTCGATTACGACAGCAACCAGCAACACGTTGATTGGTTATATGGCCGGTAATGCAGGAACTACAATTGACGGTACTCCAGCATTTAACAACAATGTGATGATCGGTCATCAAGCCGGTAGTACTGCGGCTGAAGGTGGTCAGAATGTTTTCATAGGTGCGTATTCTGGTGATTCTGCTGTAACTGGTGATAGCAACTGTTGTATTGGTTACAATACGGGTACGAATCTTACAGACGGCCCCGGCAATGTGTTGATGGGCCACAATGCTGGGATGGCAATGTCCACATCGGATTACAACGTGGCCATTGGATTTCACGCGCTAGATGCGCTCACAACTAACAGTCACAATAATATCGCTATCGGCGCATACGCGCTGTCTGCACAAGCGACCGACCAAACTACCGGCAGCATCACCAACGGAACTGTTAATTCCATAGCGATTGGTAGAAATGCACTAGCTGTACAGGATAGTGCAGACGGAATCAATCTGGCCATTGGTTACAACGCCGGTCTTACAATCTCCACCGGCTCACAAAACGTGCTGATCGGCCACGAAGCTGGGAGTACGATTGCTGGGACTAGCGAAAACACAGCGGTTGGCTTCAACGCGTTGAAACTGGCTACGTCATCCAGCAATACAGCTATTGGCGGTTACGCAGCAGCACAGGTTGCTGGTGGTACACAAAACACAGCGGTAGGTGCTGGTGCATTATACGGCGCAGACGGCGACGAAGATACCAATACAGCAGTCGGTTACGCCGCGTTGTACAACCTCAACGCTGATACGGCTGATAATAATACGGCACTAGGTCACGATGCCGGTCGCTTTACTCCAGCCGGTGGTGCTGGAACTGCAATGACGCTTGCCATCAACTCTTGTTACATTGGCGCAAGCACAAATTCAGTAGCCGCAGCGGGTGCAACCAATGAAATTGCGATTGGTTACGCTACGGTTGGTCTAGGTTCAAACACAGTCGCGCTTGGCAACACCAGTATAACTGCAATTAAAGGCGAAGTAGATTTCGCAGCTTACTCTGACAGGCGCATCAAGCGTGACATTGCCAACGATGATACGGGTCTAGCGTTTGTTGAGAAGCTTCAGCCGGTTACTTACAAGCCGGTTAATCCCGCTGACTATCCAGAGGCAATTGCTGATCCACGGTTTACGGAATTTACAAAGCAAGAAATCGTCACACCAGCAGTCGAAGCGGCTGAAGCAGTTTACGAAGACTACGTCGTGCAAGAAGCACGCGCTGCTGTTGAGGAGGAGACACGCGAGGAAGTACACGCTGCCATCGAGGAGGTCACGGAAGACATCGTGCATCCCGCAAAAGAAGCGGTGTACGAGGATCGTGTGACGGTTCGCGCAGAAGCCGAGCGCACAGAGACGAACATCATCACGCAAGCTGAAGCGGAACGTACTGAGACACGCATTGTCCAATCCGCGCAAGAGGAACGCACCGAGGAAAGGGTGACTCAAGAAGCGCGTGATGAGATCAAGGATACGCGCCACAAGCACAGCGAAGAGGAAGTCACTGAAGAGGTCGAGAAGGTGGAGATGGTGAAAGGCGAAGGCGACAACTACATTCGCAAAGTCTCCACCGAAACAGTTACCCGCACTATTTGCACTCCACTATACGACGATCATCCAGTTGTTAATGAAGACGGCACTCCGTGTGTAGATAGCAACGGCGAACAAGTAATTCACCAATGTCCGGTGATGGAAGAGTACGTTTCGCAGACGGCACAAGAAGAGGTGCGCGAGACGGTGGTCATTCAAGAAGCGCAGGAGGAGATTACCGAGACAATCACCATACCGGCGGTTGAAGAGGTTACTGAAACAATCACCATCCCAGCAGTCGAGGAAGTGACCGAGCGCGTGTTGGTTAGTAAAGCAGTTGCCGAGTACACCGAGACACGGGTGGTTGTTGAGGCAAAGGATGCGTGGACAGAAACACACATCACACGACCAGCAGAAGCGGCTGTTGAGGAAGTTACAGAACGCCGATTGGTCAGTGAAGCAGTGGAAGCTGCGGACGCTGTGTACGAGACAGTGACAATCCCAGCGGATGAACGACCAGCAGACGATGACACGGTGCGGCTTGGTCTGATAGCGCAAGACGTACAGACCGCAATGACTGAAGCTGGTGTTGAGTTCGACATAGTGAACGAATCGCCCAACGGGAAGCTGTCGCTGAAGTACGGCAACTTAGTGATGCCGCTTATTAAGGCGGTGCAGGAGTTGTCAGCACGGGTGAAAACACTGGAAGGATAATGGCTGCTAAACGAAAAGGACTTTACGCAAACATCCACGCAAAGCGTAAGCGCATAAAAGCGGGGAGTGGTGAGAAGATGCGGAAGATAGGATCGAAAGGCGCACCAACAGCTAAAGCGTTTAGACGATCAGCAAATAAAAAATAATTTGGCCATGGCTAAAAAAACAGAAACAGAAAACAAGCAGACCGTTGTTATCAACGGTGAGGAGCATAACGTAGCGGACTTGTCACAAGAGCAGGTGACGTTACTAAACCATGTAGCTGATCTGGAAAACAAGATTCGACAGATTAGTTTCAACCTAGACCAAACACAGGGAAGTAGAAACTACTTTATGGGTTTGTTAACTGAAGCACTAAAAGCAGAGCCAGAGGCTAAGCAAGAAGCTAGCAGTTAAGATGTGGGATCGGACACGGCAAATCTTATACAGACTCTTGGATTCCCTGTTGTCGCTGCGGCGGCAGCAGGAATCTTTGGGTATAAGATCGTCTTCTATGTCCTGCGCGATTTGTCGGGAGAGATTAAAGAGTTATATACAATTATCGTAAAGTTAATTGATAGGTTAAACGGAAATGACAAGGAGACGCACAAGCTTGCAAAAGAAATTTCAATGTTACGGGTTGAAGTTAGTTCGCTCTATAAATGCATGGGAATTAGCCCCAAAAACAAAAAGATTTCTAATGATAGTCGGGATTAGCTTGTTTGTGATTACGCTTAGTGGTTGTAAGTCGTTGCCGGGAAAACTGGAAATTGATACGCCGTTTTTTGATATAGAATACGAAGGAGATAAAGATGCCTAACGTTGGAGGAGTACAATACCCATACACACCGCAGGGAATAGCTGCTGCACAACAAGCGCAGTCGCCGCCCTTAACGAGTCCATCACATCCGATGGCTCAACGCCAAACGCAAGACTTGCAATCATACCCGTTATGGAGGAACTCACCACAATCAATGCTTTATGAAGGCGATCCTTCGTTTTACGGAACACAACGACAAGTACCAGACTTAAGCCCGTCAAGGTATGGTGTTGGTTCTGCCGCATACAGAGGTTCAGCAACCCCTTATCAGAGGAGAAGTCCATCAGCACCAAACGCAACGGTTCCGACATACGAAGACAGGTACACTATGCAATCTGATCCAACCAGTCTGGTTGGCGGCGCACCGATAAGGGGTCAGCATTCTTACGCAAGAAGTCCGTCTAATCCGGCAGCACAAAGACCAACGCAGGACTTACAGCAATACAACGAGCCACCAATACAAGGTAGAATGGAGGGCCAAGGTATTTTAGGAACACTTGGTTATAGTAATGAAGCTATGCCATCAAGACAAGATTTAAGCAATGTGGTTGCATACGGTGATTCTGGATTGAGATATGGTGATAATCGTATAGCGTTTAGTCATCCGCAATTACTAGGAGGCCCATCAAGTCCTTGGTATCGGCCTATTGCACAAGCACCGAGAGGTCAAGTAAACGCGAATTACGGGCAAAGCCCATCTAACCCTAACTGGAAACCAGCAGAATAAATTATGGCAATACGAAAAAGAGGCGGTCAACGCTTAATAGAAATGGCTCGAAAAAGTCGTAAGGCAAAAGAGTCAAGAGTCGGCGGTAAACGCTACGTCACACCAACCAAATCTAAAGCTAAGGCTGCGGTGACTAAACGTAAAGGTACAACAACAACGTACAAACCCAAACCCAGCCCGCAACTGAAGCCCGCTCCCAAGAAAAAGGCGGTCAAGAAGGCAACACCAAAGCCTGTCGCTAAGAAGGCAAAGAAAAGTGACGCTCAGAAACTAGCGGATTATCGTAAGAATCCGACTAAAGGAATGGCTCCACGTAATTTAAGAACACCAGCACAACGCGCTGCACTTAAAAAACGTTTGAAGAATCAAATGTCTGAAGCCAGCGGTATGTCTAAGCTTGCGTCTGGTTTAACGAAAGACATTGGTGATGCAGAATTTGCAACAGACTTGGCAATAACAGCTGCCACACTGCCTTTGGGAGGCCCAGTTGGCCGTGGTGCTTTAACAGGTGCGAAGGCTATTGGCAGAGGCGCGAAAGCTGTAGGGTCTAAAGCACTTACAGGCGCAAAAGCTACAGGTCGAGCTGCAAAGAAGGGTGCTAAAGCAGCAGCAAAAGCAACAAAACGTGCCGCTAGAAAAGCTAGAGTTGGCATGAAGAAAGCTGATCGCAAGTTGTTGAAGGCGCAAGGGTTGAGCCGTCAAGGCGGTAAAGTCCGCAAGATTAAAAAGCCAAATCCATTTGGCAAGAATGCAGCTAATGCAAAGCCAAAGGCCAAGAAAGCCACTGGTAAACAACAAGACGCTCAAGTAAAAGCCTATAAAGCAGATAAAGTTAAGAAAGGTAAACGTAAAGCAGAGCAAGCGCGTAAAGATGCTGTAGCTGCAAACAAGCGAGCGGCTGAAAAGAAAAGAGCCAGAAAAACAGAAATGGGCTACGCGCAGCAGGAGATAAACAGAAGGGCAGCATCAAGGGCTGCTGCTAGGAATCGAAGGCGTAGATCATGACTGAAAGACAACAACTAGATGACTTCACAAGAAGAATTTGTCACGCAGTTGAGTATTCCGAACAGGAACTTGACTTGACAATGGAGCAAATGATTGGTGTAATAGAAGTTGCCAAGCAAATGATCCTTAATAAATTCTTGCATGAACCTAGATGATTTAAAAGTTTTTGCGGCTTCGGTCTCAGGAATAGGAAACTGGCTACTTGAAATTGACATACTACTGAAAGTTTCAATTAGCATTGCTACGCTATTTTATATAGGGTTAAAGATACGTCACTTATTAAAGCAATGAAAGACGCAAAACTAACCAGAGCAGGTGTAAGTGGTTTTAACAAACCAAAGCGTACACCATCACATCCAACCAAGTCTCACGTTGTAGTTGCTAGAAGTGGTGGACAGACAAAGACTATTAGGTTTGGTCAACAAGGCGTTAAAACCAATCAAACTGTAGGGCAACGCAAAGCTTTTAAAAGTAGACACCAAAAGAACATATCTAGAGGGCCAATGTCTGCTGCTTATTGGGCAGATAAAGTTAAGTGGAGTCCAAGCAAAACAAAATCTAGCTCTAGCAAGTGGAAGAAGGGGTCGTAATGACAGGAAAAACTCTTACTAAACGGCAAGTAAATGCTTTAGCAAAGCACTCAAAACATCACACAGCGCGTCATATAACCAGCATGAAACAGCTAATGAAGAAGGGTAGAACTTTTACAGAATCGCATAAAATAACAATGAGTAAAATAAGAAAGTAATGTTATCAGGAAAGAAAACTTATGTAACGGCAATCGGCGGCATTCTTGCTGCTGTGGGTGCTTATTTCTCCGGTGAAATGGAGATGGGCGTAATGATAAACGTAGTGGTTACTTCGTTGTTGGCAGTCTTTTTGAGGAAGGGCGTAAAGAGCGACACGAATGGGAATAGTTAAACTACTGGCTACACTGTTTAAAGCCATACCGTCATTGGAACGGTTGGTTTATAAAATTGTAGATGCACTAAAGGAAGCCAATGCAAAGAATCGGCTGGAAGACAAGTTGGGCAACATTGATGCTCTTATTGATGGTGAGCGCGTGCAGCACACCACAACTGGAGGGAGTGAAGGAGTTAAGCCAACACCCACAGTTCCAAAAAGCAAGAGAGTCAGCGCCAGAGTTCACAAGGGCCGCACTAAGAAAAGTAGCAAAACTAGAGTATGAGATTGAGCGCAGGTGATAGAGATGAGTTACAAGATAACTTAGATGAATTGCTAAGTGCTGTAAGGGAATTAAAGCATGAGTTGGTCAACAATAACGAAGAGGTCAAGCCAAGCCGTGGTCGCCATCACAAAAACAACCGCAACAACGGTGACGGCTACAACAAAAAGAACAAAGCCAACAATCGTCGCAATCACTAAACGATGAGTGCTGAATACATAATTGACAGGTTTGGGCGTAAGGTTGGTCTTAACGCAGGTGACTCCAATCAACGCTACGTTATCCTCGACTTTCTTAACGAGGCAATGCAGTCAATCTATGAACACGTTGATATTCCCGGCTCATTAGTTGAAGAGGAATTTTATGTTGCAGGTAAACAGCGCATTGCATTAAGTCGTGATGTTCATGCTATTCGTGCGATGCGCGAAAAAGAATCCAAGCTGACTTGGAGTATTAACAATCTCTTATCAGAATATAACCAAAACAATTGGCGAAGTGACAGTCGTTGTTGGCGTGTTGTTGGTTATGAGCCACTTAAGAAATCTTTGGCATCTGGAACAACTGCTACACGAGGTTCAACTGCAACAGGCTTGACGTTGCTTGCTTATGCTAATATTGCCGCAACAGAAAAGTTTGCGATTACGTTTGAGACATCCACATCAGACAGGCAAACAGTTACGATAACTCCCGGCACACACACAGGATCATCGCCAGATTCTACCGCTATAACACTTGCGACACAGCACACTATATCGGGTGTATCTAGCATTCGTCGTTACGATACAAACAATGAGCGTTACGGAAATCATGCAGAGGATAGTGGCGGTTTGATGAAGCTTGTAGACACAGCGGATAACACCATTATTTACTCTGAGATACCACACGACGAGACTGAGGCTCAGTACATGATAGTGGACATCTCCGAGTTTCCTTGGGATGACACAGCGGTACAGGACGATTCGCACACGCTGCAAGTGTTGTACAAGAAAAAGCTGAAGCACATTAAAAACGACAACGATCCATTTCCGCTCTACGGTTTTGAGAACATTGTGATGCACAAGATGATGCAGTTGTTCATGGAAGAACAAGGCAAGCTGCAAGAGTCTATGGTTTACGATGGAAAAGTAACACGCGATCTAGGTCGCAAGATAGCTGACCTTGAGCGTGGGCAAAAACGTATTATGCAATTTGGAAGACATAGTCACGACAGTCTAACTTTGTCACGACGCTGGCACTATCACCGTGGCTGATTACTCACAACAGTCGTTTGTTGGCGGCATGAATATGTCGGTGGATGACACTCGACTAGGTGAAGACGAGTATAAGTTTGCCAGTAACGTTCGCAATCGCTTTGGTACACTTGAAGGAATTAAGAACGTTAACGACATTTCCAGCAGCATAGGTGCATTTACGGCTAATCCACCAGTACAAAAAATTTATTCTATTGGTGAGTTTGTATTTGTCTTTTTTGATGGCGGTTGTAAATATCGCAAACCATTAAACCCCGATAGTACTTGGGCTGTTCTTTATGGTGGTGGCACGATGAGCAGATCAGCTGAGATATTTGTGCAAGCTGTTCCAGCATCCACTCAGAACTTTTTACGCAAAGAAACACAAGTAGCGGGAGCGTCACTTGAGTTGGATACAGAAGTAGCGGTTCAAAGAACAGTTGCAGCTATTATTGTGCAGGACGGTGTAAACCAACCAAAAATTATAGAACTAGTAGGTGGTTATGCAACGGACAGAACAGCCAAGACTTACGCTGAGTGGTCTGATGGAACCTACACATCGCGTGAATACATTCCAATAGGAAAGCAAATGGCTTTCTTTAACAACAAATTATTTGTTGTTAGTACAGACGGGACAGAAATTTATCATAGTGTGAGCGGTCGCCCAATGGATTTTGTTGTACCGATCACAACAGCGGGTAACAAAATAAACGCTGACGAGACAATTGGTGGCGCACCGGCAACAGCTTATACAGTCGGCTATAATGTAATTACAGCGTTATCGGTATTAAACAACGAGTCACTATTTGTTTCAACATTGGGGGGAAGCTACGCTGTCATGCTGGACTATACGATGACAGTGTTTGCAGAGCCAATGTTCAAGAAGCAATACTTGTTTACTGCCAACTCGATTAACCAGCATTCGTTTGTTGACTTGCTTGGTGACTTTGCCTTCATTGATCCCGAAGGTTTGCGTTCATTTAACGCTGTGATGCAGTCAAAGAACGAGGGACGCAATTCAGTCTTCTCACTTAAAGTCGCTCGACTGTTTAAAGGTGTTGTGCAAGACACCAGAAAATGTGCCGCTATAGTATACGATGATTACGCTCTATTTGCGTGTAACACAATCTTTGGTCACGGCATCCTTGTCTTTGACACACTCACAAAACAGTTTGTAAGTTTTGATCAACTCACCGATGACAGTGGCAACAATATTGGGCCTGTCATAGAATTTGCCAAGGTGGAAACAAACAACAAGCGAGAGCTATTTGCGGTCACGCACGGGACACAATGCAAGAGCGCAACGATTAACAACGGAAGTGGTTACTCGGTTGGTAGTGGGTTAACAATAACTGTTGATGCACTACCAATAAAATTGTCGTCAGGCACTGTTCTGGAATTTCCCGGTGGAGGAATATTGACTCTTACATCAGGAGCAAATGCAGGAGCTACCTCTTTATCTGGAAATCTGACCATAGCTAACGTGGTTGACAATGAAAAAGGTATCGGAGATCAAGACTACAAGTGTGTTAAGTTATTTGAGGGTTCTAACTACGCAACGGCATACGTCGAGACTAGAGCATTTTGCACCAACGATACCAGAGTCGAACAGAAGCCGCAGGAACTTCGTCTTTTATTTAGCAAGTTACAATCAGCCTCGTCAGTCACGGCCACTCAACGTGTAAATGATGAGACAACACCAGACACATCGGCTGGCTCACAGTCAAAAACATTGGCAGCGCAATCCACGCCGATTACATTTCCCGTAACTTTGTCAACAGTATGGAGTGGGCCTAAGCAAATACAAAATTTACTTTACAATTTTCAAGGCGGCCAACAGGGTTGGAAAGTGTCTTACGCATTGAAATGGACTAATGGAATTAACCTGTCAAACATACAACTTCAGACACAAAATATTACTCCTATGAATCCAATGTTATCACAAGCTTATGTCAGTTAACGTATCTCACACAGATTTTACAGACGCGACCACGTTGTTCGCTAACCTTGCGGCAGCGAACGCCATGCTTGACGGTCTGACAGTACCAGACGCGACAACCAGCACGGATGGTGTTGTGAAGAAGGCAGCACTAGTAGCTGACCCTTCTGGTAATAGTGCAACAAATAATCAAACGGCAATTATTGCTATTTTAACAAGCCTTAAAAACGCTGGCATCATGTCCAGCTCATAACATCATGCCTAGTATTGAAGAAATTCTAAACCCCACAAAGTGGCTCGACTTACTCAGTAGTGCTGGGCAAGCCGTATTAAAACCGTTCATAGACAATCTTGGTGGAATGTTTAAGGAGGGCGGTATTTTGTCTGGCGATATGCTAGGCAACGTAATGCAAGCATTCATCATATCTGAAGCATTCGGCAAAGATGACACGGCAAAGGATGCTATTAGGCAGAATACAGAAGCATTCAAAAAAGCACTTCCAGAGTTTGTTGAGGCAAAAATTGCCGCCGGTAAAATGGAAGCAACTGCACTAGCAGATGCTAATGATTTAATTGAACTTGGTTTCTTAACTAAACGCAATCCTGACGGCACAGTAAAATCTCAAACACAAATAAAAGACGCTCAAGGTCGAGGTACTGGTAAGCGTGATTTGTATAACAGAGTAAACTTTGGAACAGAAACACAATATCTAACTGATGCACAAGGTAACATTGTTAAGCAGATTGATAAACAGGGCAAACAAGTTCCAGTTGTATTAGAAGAGGGTGTAGAAGGTCAATACCAGCTAGAGAATAGACAACGCCGTGAACAAGAAAGACTAGACCGTAGTGCTTACGCAGCCAATCAAGCTGATATTTATTCCAAAGATACTGGTACTGGAAAAACTGTTGGTGAAGGTATGCGGGCGTTTGAGGAAGCGGCTGCACCCCATCTTGCTGATACGCAAGCACAACAAGCTTCAAGCCTTCAAGCATTGCTTGCATCACAAGACCCCACAAAGTTGTCTGGCTCAGAGATGTCCAATGTTGAGCGTGGCTTGGGTCGGATGGGTATTGGTGTGGGTCGAACTGCTGAGATGGACAAGTACAAGGCAGCCATGACCTTTGGTGATGCTTTGTCACAGAAACAACAGCGGCTTGGTCAAGCATTGGCGCAAACTGGATCAGTCGCATCAAGTTTTGGTAGTGGTTACAATCCCGGCGTATTGCAGGGACAGACAGGTGTTCAGAATGTATCTCAACCGGGAAATCAAGCCAACTTTGGTAATGCAGCGGCTAATGTTTATAGCGGCACGACTGGCATGACTCAGAAATTTCAAAACCCAAGCGCAACCAAGTCAGGAATATTCCAAGAGTTAATTATGGGCGGCGGTAAAGGAGATGGAGGTAAGTAATGGCTAGTTTATTTGATGTAGTAAATAGGAGACGCCGCTCGAAAGAGTTGGCTGATAAGTTTCGCGAGGGCGCATCGCCAGAGGAGCTTGCGTACTTTGACCGCTTTTACCAAGAGCCATCGTCTAGTCCAGTAATGGCGCGTGGTGCGCTTGAGGGTGAGTTGGATTCAGCAGATGCTTTGCAGCGGCAGTTGATGGCGCGAGGCATGAATAATCTACAAGCTCAAGATGCAGTCAGACGTGCTAAAGAACAAGAAGAAGCCGAGCTAGATCGAATGGCAAGCTATATTGCTGAAACCCGTGGCCCCAATACAATTGGAGGAACTGGTACGGGAAGTTATCAAGATTACCAGCAATCAGTAGGTACAGGCCAATCGCAAGAAGGCAGATACGCAGCTTATAAAAGAGGACAAAGCCAGCAAATCCCACAACCCACAATCAATGAATTTCCTGAACCACCATCTGAAGATTGGGGAAAGAAGCAGTTAGATTTTGAGGATTGGTCAGCACAGAATCCCCCGACAGGCCCACAGCCGCTAGGTCTTGATGATTGGTCAAGGCAAGTTGCTATGCAACAACGAATGGCTGGTGATGTGAGTGCGGCAGCAGACGCTCAATATAAAAGTGAGACCGTTGATGATCGCATTGGTATGCTGCAAGAACAGGCAAAAGTATTGCCTAAAGAACTTGAAGCTAAAGGTGCAAGCGCAGAATTAACCGCTGCGTATATGCGTGAGCTACACAAACACCTTGGAGTTGCATCAGCTTACCCACAAGACTCACCCGAACATCAGAATGCAATGAACGAGGCAGAACAGTTGCACAGACTTGTTAAAGGAACTTCGGGCAGTGGTTTTAGTTCGTATGGTGCTGCTAATTTTATTAAATCGGTTGAAGATGGAGTTCAGCGATCACAAGCATCTGGTGAAATTGTTGGTGAAGAAGGTGGGCAACAACTTATGGCCCCAAGGCAAACTTACCTTGAAGGTGAATATCGGAAATGACCCTTGAAGAAAAGAAGGCAAGATTTCGTAAAAGACATGGATTAGCAGACGATTATCCTGTCTTCACGCCCGAAGAAGCTGAGGCTAACAGACAGGCCCAGCAGATGAGTTCTGTTGGCGCAGCCTTTGAGGCAGCAAAAGATGAAGCAGTTCCCGGTCTTTTTGGTTTGGCCGGACTCAAGGGGGCTATACAAACTATAGGGAAAATTCCTCTTCCCGGAATTCCCGGTAAAGTAGCCAAAGGTATTGGTATATTTGGTACTGCAATTGGCAGCGCAATAGCTGGACACAAAGTCCAAGACAAAGTTCTTGAAGCAGTCAGGGATGAGGACACAAATCAAGCCGACAAACTTCTTTCACAAGAACTTCGCAAAGAACATCCAATTGCATTTACAACTGGTGAGGTTGTTGGTGGATCATTGGGCGGCGGTATTGGGCCATCAACACAAAACCTTAAAGGTTTAGGCGAGCTTGTAAGAACTGGTGCTGGGTTGCGCGGTAAAGCTAACAAAGAACTTGTTAGCCATACACTACAAGAAGCCGGTGTTGGTGCAGGTGTTGGTATGGCACTTGAAGGTGCGCGTCAATATTCCGAGGGAGACTTTAAACCCGGCGCAATGATAACCACTGGCATTGGTGGTGCGTTGTTTACCAAACCAGTTTTACACGGCAAGAAGCTTATAGGTACACCAACTGTTCCTCAATCTGAAGCGCAGATTAGAGAACAAACAAGTGATGTTGAATTTGCTAACGTAACACAACCGAAGGTAAACCCTGACGCACAATTTGCTGATGAAACAATTCAACCAACTATTGAGCAAACCACCGCCCAAGAAGTTGTTTTCTTAAACGATCCAAGTCTATCGCCAGTGCAAAGGGCTGCGCGAATTGATGACTATCAGAAGATGTTTATGAGCAAGAAGGCTGGTGATGATGCGGCGAAAAAACCCGGTAAAAATCCTGCCAAAGAAAGCTCAAAGAAAGACGCTAGTGATCAGCTAAATAAAAAAGCATCAGCCAAGCCAGAAGGTTTAGATGATCCACAAATAGACGAAGCACTTGCGAAAAAGTTTGGCGATGAGGTTAAGATTGGAGTTAAGAGAGCAGTTGCAAATATCTCTGACGAAAAATTAAGCAACATTGAACGCATGGCTCAAGGCGGTGCTGCTCGTCAATATGCCGATGAGATTAACCAGACTCCGGCAGAACTTCGCACAAAACTTGAAGCAGAGATTACAAAGAATCTTGGCCCTGACAGTTGGTTGACTGTTAAAAATCTAATGGCTCAACGCAACACGAGTATTAGATTAGCTGTAGATGAACTTGTTGATCAAGCTGGACGAACAGTTTACGGCTTTACGCCAAGAAACAGTCGCACAATTGTATTGTCTCCAGCTATGCTGGAAGAAACCCCTTTTCACGAAGTCGCTCATGTGTGGGCAAGCGACATGATTGGCTCAGTCAGTCGTGACGGTCAACCAACTGCTGATTCTAACGCCATGAAAGGATGGCTAAAAGAGTTGTATGATGTAGATGAGAGTTCAACTGTTAAAAGCAAAGACGATGCGTTGGAACAGTTTGCAAAGGAGACAGGAAGGCAACTAGCTGATAGGATGTTGAAGTTGCCGAAAGGTAAGTTTGATAAAATGCGTCGGTGGTTTTCTGATATTCAACGAGGCCGTCGCATGGCAACTGGGAAATCTAGGAATAGAAATGACATCTTAGATTTCATGGCGCAACGCATTGAGATTGATAGAAACCCGCTTGCAGACACCGACTTAATGGCAAGAGAAGGTCAAAGCCTTGCGAGTTTTGTAGACTCAGCAAAGGTTTTTGATACGCAGTTGGGCGATCCATCAGAGAGTCACAAGTCAACAACCACAATTGATGGCGTTAAGTATGAGTCAGTTGCAAATGCTTATGCTGTCCCGACAGAGATTGCCAAGCTGTTTAATGTTCCCGATATGCCGAAAGGCTTTGCCAAGAAGTATGCAAATGAGTTGAACAAGCTGAAAGCATCTATCATGGAGGGCAATGAGTACACGCCTAGCCTAGATTATGTGCAGTCATTTAGCTTGGCTGAAGTTGATGATTACCCAGCAGCTTACAAAAGCATGATGCAAGGTTTGCAGAAGCGTAACACAGGTGCGCTCAAGCAAATCTTCAAGATGTTTGAGGATGATCCAATCGACATTACTTTGGAGACAAGCCAGCCCGATATGTACCGAGGCTTGTACGATGAGACTGAGATCAAGATTAACATTCCCACAATAGATGATAATTTTGATATGGTCTTGGCTCAACAGTTAGTTAAGCGACACTTACGGGATAATCAAGATGTGCTGAAAGACCTTACAGGTGTATGGCAGCGATTAACGTTTGGTGATACTTGGTTTCAAGGCTATGAGCCTGAGCTTGTTACAAGGTTTTTGAAGTTCGCATCCCAGCATGATATGCCCGAAGAGTTCGCGGCAGTGGTTGCACGTTACAGTGAAGACCTTGGAGTAGATGGTGTTCAACTCAGTTATCGAGGTCAGTCGGAATCAATGCGTAACAACTTCGCGAAGTATCACGACAAGATGTTGAACCAAGGTAACTCATTGCACTTTGCAATGAAAAACCTGCCTGATGATGTACGCAAAGCTTTTGCCCAGACGATGTTAAACAAGTCTAGTATGTGGGATGATGCAGATACATTCCTTGCAGACTTTGATTCCATGATAAACACGTTTGGTGTTAGTGGCTCACACGCTCGCAATCGCTTTAACAGATTAAGCCGATCACCAAGACACGTTATAGATGGCTTGGTGAGTAAGGAATCTTTTGTAGCACTTGATGGTTTTAACAGGCTGTGGCCTCGCGTTGATGCAGCACCTCACGTTAGCCCGTTGGATCGTGGCGGTAAATTCTTAGAGGATTTGTGGTCAAAAGATGTTGTCCCGTTTGAGCAATCCAAGTTCACAACGATGCCAGCGTTGGACGCAATAACCCAGTTGTCTGAAGAGGCAATTAATATTAAGGGTCTGAAGAATATATTTGAGCGAGTTACGACTCCACCGATACCACCAAGGCGCGTTGATTATCATAGATCAACTAAGACTGCAAAAGATTCATCTACTATAGATATTGCAAATATGCTCAAGAATGAGCCGCTGAATGCTACTCCAATAGACTTTGAAGGGCAGATGTCCCGCAAGAAAACTTTGGATGCAGAACGTGCCAAGCGATATGCAACCTTACCTGACTTCAATGCCAGAGAGCCGAAGACTTGGAAACCATTTCAGATGGCATTGCGTGGAGTGCGTCCTGTTGTTGACAGGATCAGAGAGATTGGGCTTACACCAGCAGCCAAGAAATTGGCAAGTCTTGTTGCAGACTCGTTTAATGCAACACTCAAGGATGAAACATTATTGAATGGTCAATACCTTGAGAAGCTTATGTTAATTCACAGCGAAGTTAAGATGTCACCAGCCGAGCTTGATGACCTTGGTGATTTTCAGTTACAGCGTTGGCACAAGAAGCTTGGGTTACGTGAGAAGTATGATCCAGAGTTATTTCAAAGATACACAGAGAACCCACGGATGCGTTACTATGATCGTGCGATTCAAAACATCATGCGTGACACACGCCAGTATCAGAATGATATTGGAATGATGGTGGAATCACATCGGGATGGTAAGCCAGTGCTTTCTCCCGGCAAGTACACACAGGAATATACGCCAGAAATTATTACACAGGAAGTTCGGACTGTGATGATGAAGCGTGAAACTGCGAGTCCCGAATATAATAAGCTAAAGCAAGAGGCTGTTGACTATTGGACAGGACTTGCAAAACGCTTTGACGAGAAGCTTGGCTCTGACGATCTTGACACAACACTAAGTATTGGCGAGGACGGCACACCACTTAAAGATGGCGGTGAAAATGATGCCGATAAGTTGCGGATAAAGTTTGAGCAATTGTTTGATAAGCTTGCGTTAAGCTTTCAAGGCAAAGAGAAAAAACTTGGGTCACACAAGTTTAAGGCATTGCGTGTTGCCACAGGTAAGTATGGTTTACCACCACATTGGGTTGAGCGTAATGCACTTCAACGACTGACTCGTTACGTTGTCCGCTTCTCGAAAGATGCAGCTTACTTTAAGAACGTTGAAGCAAAACCTGAAGTTCGCAAAGTTCTTGGAATACCAGATCAAGCAGGTAACTACAGTGATCTTGATATTGAAGGTCTCGAAAAAGGTGGGCCATTTAATTTAAAGAATGTCATAGACGGCAAGATAGTTGATACAAACAAGAAAGGTTTTAGCAAAGACACACAAGCTTCGCATGAGGTACTTGATGATTTTATGCAAGGGTTTGTAGGTTACTACGAAGGTTGGGATATTTGGACACGCACATTTAACCGAATGGTTACATCCAGTTGGCTGGGATTCGGTGCGGGTATGCGTGATCTTTTATCCTCTTATATGTTTGCGTTGCCCTATATGCGAACACAGGATTTGCCAATCTTGGCAACACATTTAGTTGGCTGGAGTAACGCTTGGGTTAAAAGCTTTGAGATGGGCGTAAATAAGACTTCGCTGAACAATCTTGAGTGGCGACAGTCAGGGGCGAGTGAGGTTACAGATCAAGTAAACAAGGTAGCTGATGTTCTCTTAAAAGTTGGTGGCCGTAACACTCTTGAACAAGTTACACGAACCTTACAGTTTGCTTTTGGTAGGCAGCTTACTTTGCAAGCATTGCGGTCACATAATAAAGCGACCATTGGTATTCCAGATTGGACAGCAGACAGACTTCTTAAGGCTGTTGATCAGCAGATGGGTGGCGGCGCAAACTTTCAAGGCAAACGCAAGAGCTTGTATGATTACATTGGCCAACCAAAACATAAGATTCCAGATGAAATTTTAGATCAAGCAGCAGCCGCTTGGGTTGAAATTAATCAAGGAACATACGATGTACGAGGTCTGCCAAAGTTTACGCAACGCGGTGTTCCAAGTATGTTTACATCGCTTGCACGTTGGTCAATAGAGAAGTCTGATCGGATGGTTAAAGATGTGCTGTTGCCACTTACAACACAGAACGATCCTTTGCCGTTGATCAAGGCAACGTTTGGCGCAGTGCTTGGCGGTCAGGCAATTGTTTACTTGAGTGAAGAGATCGCAAATAAAATACAAAGCGATCCCAAGTTGATTGAAGCAATTCAAATGGAGAATCCCAAGGAAGCTGCACAAGCTGTCATGTCGTCCGTGGCTTTTGCTGGTTACTTTGGAATACAGTCATCAATCGTGCATGATCTTGTAAGGGCATCTCGTTACGGTGTGCTTGAAGGGATTCCCGGTGGCCTTACGTTCCCCGCAGCAAACGCTGCATTTACAATAGCTAAAGATTTCTTTCATGTAGTTAGTTCTGGTGAAGCTGCTGGCGATAACTGGTGGGATACTTGGATGACGTTTGTACACAATACATTCAACGGTCTTAACCAGACTATGCGTTATGCTAGTCAGCACATTATGTTGTCTGATGAGATGTCAGACTTTAATGCAAGGGCGCAGCTTAGGAAGTTTACAAGACTTGAGGAGGGAGAGGTGCAACCGGGAGTTCCGTCTGGCATGAGCAATCCATACACTTGGCCAGCCCGTCGAGCTTTCCAACGGTCGAATACTATGGCTGAAGCGCAAAGGCTTTTACCCGCAGCATTGAATGAAGCTGCTGAGAAAGCTATAAGACAACACCCCAACAATCCTGTTGAACAGAACAAACACTTTCAGAATAACTACAGGCAATTGTACAATCTTGATTGGCACGTTACACCTGCATTGCCTGACAAGAGAGACCCAGTAAGCCATCTCAAGCGTATGCGTTACTTGGGTCTGGAAGGGCCGAAGGAAGTAAACAGAGGTAAGGGTGATTTGACTAAGATTCTAGGCAAGAAGATAACAGGGGGAATGCAGCGGGGAACAATTATTTCCCAAAAAGAAGCGAAGCGATTAATGGAAGCTGAGAAAGCTGCCTTTAATTTGAAAGAACCCAAGAGGAATTTGGTGCTTCGCGCAGTTGCGAACAAAGGGCGAGCCTACTAGAGTGCATAATGGCGATCAATGGGAGAAACTAATAACTCCTGCGACATCTTAATATTCGCCATGTACCATTATGCTAGGTAGGAACACAGAAACCTACCTAAAAACTCATAGTATTGTAGACATCATCAACAAGAGCCTTATACCAGCCATTGTTGTTTTCTACCTGCTCTGTAGTGACTAAGAACTCTAGTACTTGGTCTAGCTCTTGTTTACTGATTTCAGAGACAAAGTTCAACCACAATTTCTTGTAGCGAACTCCGACATCTGACTCGATTATGAACCGCAAGATGTGCTTTGTAACCTCCCCGATAGGATTTCTACCGACTGTGTTGAAGGCTTCGTGCATCTTGTGTTCCGTTATGGCCAATAGTTTGGCTGCTCGTTTAATATCATCAAGGTCAATGATGAGATTTGTCTTGTCTGAGAAGTGTATGAGCATCGCTGTCTTTAGCAGATGAACATTCTTGCGTCCATAGTAGTTGTCTAGTCGCGGGTCTTTGTTCACTCGCTTGGAAGACATTTCACCAGACTCATACCACTCCTTGTGCCACGCCGAGGCTTCTTCTGACAAACGGACTTCACCAGAGACTTCGCGTAGTTTGTATAGATGATCAACAATGTCAGAGCGACACTTGATCTGCTTGTCCGAAAGGCCGGGAAATTGCCTAAAGAATCTAGGCGCATGACCAAACACAACGATGACACGCGACGTGAAACCTTGGGAGATTATCTTGTCGCTGAATGCCTCACGAATAAACGATGGTGTAGTACCGCCGAGTAGTGTGACGCAAAGGTTTGTAATGTTATCGTCTCCTTGATGCTTACTCCTATATTGATAGGAGCGAGCATCGTAGAATTGATTCAACATATTAACCATGTCTTCGGAGTTCTTTCTAAAAAGAACTCCAAGCTCCTCAATCATAAAACAGATTGAGTGATGAGATCGCTTACGCTTTGCATTACCGCCAAGCCTTTCATCAGTGATCTCGAATGTTCGCATACAATCATCACGCATATAACGCAGCAAGGACTCTTGCGTTGTTGTATCCGCACCGTATGGAAACATGGGAACCATTGCATTCTTATCCTTGTTTGGTTCCATCAACTTCTCACTCTTGATTATGTCCGTGACTTGTGAGATCACCCGTGACTTACCGGCAGCGGGAGGCCCAACCAAGAGCGTGAATATATTAGGATAGATTGCCATTGAGTCTGGATACAACCATACCCGACGCTGTAGAGCGGCACTTATAAGACTATAGAATCCCCAATCTATAAACAGATCGGGAGACTCCATGTCCTTGAGATAATATCTCCATTTGTCAGGATTCGTCATCTATCAGTGCCGCTGTAAGGTTGTTTAGGATTGTGTACTCATCAAACTTCAACGTAAAAACGTTTCCATTTACTGTCATCACCAACAAATCCTCATAAGAATTGTCATCGCCTATCACCTTGTCCAACGCCACACTTACTTGATTATCATTTTTATTATACGATACTATCGACTTCATTCATTTCCTTCCAGTTATGTCCGACCAACGCTTCTGAACGCATTTGAAATGGTTCACCACGAGGCGAGACGAGTTTACGATTCATGTGTTTCATTGCCTCACTTGCAACAAGTGGGACATCCTTCTCATAGCATTGGAGTAGGACGCTATCGTGATTGTTTTGCAATACATCAACGCCCATGTCCAATAAGTCTTGTCGGTTTTGTAGCTCAACAAAAGCTAGGTTAGTGATACAGCCCACTGTTGATTGCGGTACAAAGGCGTAAGCCTCCTTGTACATTGATTCATCAATGAGTCCTGTGAATGTTCGCGGATAACCAAAGAGATTCTTTAGCATCTTCGTTTGTTTGAGTGTGCTGATAGTTTCGTTATGCCATTGATTGATCTCAGGGAATAACTTGTGATAGGTTGAAAGGAATCGCTTGGCTTCTTTAGCTTCCAGTGCAACTGCGCCTCGCGATTTTTGTAGTATGTTAATGCGGAATGTGGGGAACTTCATACCATAGTTGCTGGCGTGACAAACCATCTTCGCCATGAAGTAGTAACGACGATCTGCTGCCCAATCATCACTAGCCTTGATGACTTTGTTTAGTTCATCCCAGCCCTTGATTGATTTGAGTTGTGTGATTGGTGCGTTACAAAACTCATCCACACTTCTCCCAAGCTCGGCAGCCCATACGTCAGGGAATAGACGCAAGGCAACAAAGACATGGGATTTAATGTTCTCAAGGAATAGAGTCCTGAAGTTTCCCGGCACACAAAGATAACCAACGATCATTGCCTCCGCTCCTGACTGATCGACCTGTACAAGTACTTTGTCTTTGTCAGCAATGAAGAGACAACGAAGTTTCTTGGGTATGTTTTGTACGTTCGTTCCCCATTTGCCTAGCAAGCGGCGACTAGCCAGCCTGTAGGTTGTTGTTCCAGCCAGATTGTAGGCAGTTGTTATCCTGTCTTTCATCGGCTTTGTGTGAAGACCCTCGTAAGGAGGGAACTTTAGTTGTCCTGTCTCTTTCGCAACAGAGCGATAACGCAAGATGATAGAGACTGCCGGTAGGTTGTGCTTTAGGCGCAACTGAAGCAGCGTCTTCTCGTTAGTTAAGTCTCTGTCAGGTTTCTTCAAACCAAGACCTTCATAGAGATAGGCTGATACTTGTTTTGGGCTATTAGGATTTAACTCCCGACCAAGTAGAAGGCCAAGTATTCTGCGTAACTGGAATTGATAACGTTCGTTGTACATGGTTATCATGCGTAACTCTGGTGTATCAATGTGCATCCCTTGCAGCATTGCAGTCAGGTAGGGCTTAACCATTGAGTTTACCTGCTCAATAGACTTCTCAGCCCGAAGTGTCTCGGCCAAGTTGTCTAGTGTTGGTTTGATTAAAGCCATAGTCAGTACATCCTTTACGTTGTATTCATAAAGTTGCTGGAACTCACTGCTTGTCTGTGGATTGAAGCAGCCCTCGTTCTTGTGGTAGGGCTGGTCTGTGTAGAGAGATATGCAATGACCCAATGACTTCTCAACTTCAGGGAAAAGTCTGTGATGCGACAGCATTGTGTCGAACACCTTGGTTGGGGCAGGGATACCATAGCGATAGGCGATTACAAACAAGTCAAACAGAGCGTTGTGAATAATAACCGTGTTGTCACGCAATGCAATGGCCAACGCTCGCAAAACTTTGTGAGTATTGTCATAGTAGTAGTGGTTGACTTGTAGCATTGGTACGCACCAGCCCTTGTCAGGGCCAAAAGAGAAGCCGAAGCAGGTCATCTCAAGGTGCGGATTTGTCTCAATGTCGAAGAACATTTCCTTATCCTTGGTATTTGTCAGCAGATCAATAATCTCCTGTTCCTTGGGATAAGTGATTAGATCACCGCTCTCTGGCCTTGGCGGCACTCTGAGATACTGAGCGGCTTTGGCGACATCACGCAAGAACCAGAATCTCCAGTTACTACGCTTTGTCTTGCCGTGTCTAACGGTCTCGTACTCCATCTCTGTCTCGTTCGACAGGGGATTGAAGTAGGCTTTGCGGTCAATCGCGTCCTGTGGTGCAAAGGTTGCAATGTATGTTCTATTGTGTGCAACCCAAGGACAACCACGCTGTTCTCCGATAGAGGCGTTCTTGAATGTACTCAAGGCTTTTTGTCCCAACAAAAGAATTACCTTTGTGTCAGGCAAAAACCCCTCGCCAAGTGTACTAAGCAACCTAATGTCGCAAGCTTGACGAGGGATTCCCAATGCACCTTGAAATAGATGACCGGCGTAACCCGAAATAAGTTCGCAATTATCGAACCTACTTTGACTTTCTAGTATTACCGTTAGTCCGCTGTAGTTCAGCGTTGGTTTGTGCCGCATTGAGTGCCTGTTCCTTTAGTTGTTCACGCAAGGTTTTGCCATCTTTCTCACTCTTCATGTAGTCTTGAAGCATCAAGATTACATCATCTATTCCAGACATATAGCCATCAGCCAAAGCTGCGGCAGTCTTGTCCATTGTTAAGATTCTCAACCGCTCGAGCGGTTGAGAATACTCAGGTTGCTTGTCGCAAACCTCATCAATTATTGATTGTATTTCTTTCATTATATAAAAAAGAAGGCTGGTCACGGGACAGACTCCGCACAAAAAACTGGTAATCATGAAACCAGTTTACCCAGCCTCGATTGATTACTGAACTACGATGTCCAACTCAGGCGCAGCAGACACGAGAGAACCGACAGAATAACCGTTGAAGGTCATTGGTTCACCAGTTGCAGGATCAAGCATAGCCTCACCCTCGCCATTCTTCTTGGTTATCTTCTCAGTCTTGATCGTGGCGTAAGCAGCCTTACCTTTGTAAAGGTCTGCATCAGTCTTGACCGTTCCCCAAGGATCGTTTTCATCGTCACAATCCAACTCTGACGGGAGGCTAAGAGTACGATGCACACGCTTTATGCGAGCAGCAGCTTTCTCCATGAACACCAAGTACTCACGAAATTGCAAACCAGCAATTCGTACAGTTCCCAAATCAGCATCTTCAATAGATTCGGGTGCAACGATTTCCCAAGTCAAGACAACCATAGGGTTGCCAGCTTGAGACCTTCTTGATTCCGCATCAGCAACGCGGATTGTGTATGTGTTTGACGGCAAGAACGGTCGAGCGTTCTCGGTTACTTCATTTAGGTTTATAATAGGCATTTTGTTTTTCTTTTATCCTTGCTTCATGCAAGAAATTCTAGGCATAGTATTTTTCTAGGCTTGTGATAACTGTGTTTAGGTCGTTTGGAATGTACAAATCCTTGAACAGACCAAGAGGTGTCTTTGCGGAAGTTATGCCATCTGAATTTGTTTGAAAACAATATTCAATGGAATCCTTGCCACGCCTGACTTCGGTGAACAAGACGAGAAGAAGTTCCTTCTCAATGCACCCCTCATGTACCTTACCCTGCACCTTGATACGGCGCGTGTTGTATTCACCTCCAGTTGGTTGCATGATCTTAACGATCTCATCAATGGCTGTGATAACAACGGTCGCCTTCTCATTCTTGAGACTATCCAACGTTTTGCGGATAGCCTTGTTGTAGTATGACCACACATCGTAGCCCTTGTACATTTTCTGAGCTGTCTCAATTAGAATCTCACAATATTTCGTGAATGATTCAATGACAACTATATCAGCGTTTACCAAAGAAGTGGCAATCGCCTTGTCGATCTCAGGCAAAGTGCTGGCCGATATAATCGTGAAGTTCTTAGCTTCCCTAAACGGTAAGCCTTTCCGCTCAAGATCAATGATGATGGTCTTATCAGCGGGAAGATTCCGTAACGATGTTGACTTACCAGAACCGCTGGAGCCAACTATTCCTATTAGTGGTTTATTCATTTTTCAGTTTCTCCTTCAGTACCGTGAGGTAATGAAATTGGTCAATAGTTTCTTCGATAGCAGCGTCGATTAGCTGTGAGGCGTTCATGCGCCACAACCCTTTGTCGCCTTTTGGATTATGTTCAAGCATCCCAACGTCAAATTTCTTGGGTGCTTCACGCACAAAGTTTGCTAGTGCGAGTCGTTTAATTTCTGGATCGGTCATGTTTGGAATTTTAAAGGATCGTATAGTTTAGTGTAATAGTCATTATCAATGACTGCTTCAGAGTGTTCACCGGCATTACAGATACGAGTGAATCTGCACATACCGAACTTTGTCTCACAACAATTATAGTTGGGAAGGAATGGGATAGTGTCAGTAGCCAGACCTTCCTTGAGTTGATCAGCAAAGCTTACGACGGTATTGGTCAAGTGCTTCTCAAACTTCTCCATCCTGTCTTCAGAGAAATCTAGGATTGCACTGCGTTGGAACTTGTTCTTACCCGTGCGCGACAAGAAGATGCCGTTGATAACAGCTTGATAGTTGCGGTCAGGGAATAGTTTGCGTAGAACCATCGTGTAAGCCATCAACTGTGTAGACATTCTGTAAGTGTCTAGGTAACGGTCAACGCTTGTGATTGCCGTGGACTTGTGATCACAAAGAACACTTTGCCCAAAGAAAGTTCCAATGAAGTCGATTGTACCACACAACAAAACATCAATTGTTCCGTTCGTGTAAAAAGGATACGCAAACTTCATCTCAAGTAATGGCTCACCTTTATGTCGCTCAACAACAAGACCGTCTACTTCTGCGTAGTTGTCAAAGTATTGAGTGAGGCAGGTTGCAAGATGACCGGCAGTACGCCAGTCAGAGTCAGGTACAATGATTTGTGGGTTTGCGTAGTGTTCCAAAGCAATGTTTATTGATTCAGTCCTGTCTCCAGTACTGTAAAAATGTTCCAATGCCTTGTGGTATGCCGTGCCATACTCCATCTTGTGATTCATGTGGTTGTTCCGTAGACCACGAACTGTGGTATAGAAGAACCTGAGATCACAAGTGGATTCACGGTATGATGATGCATCTATTCGCAAGATGTATCTGTCACCAGTTTTTTCAAGTAGATTTTTCAAGATTGATTTTGCGGCCTCTCCGCTTCTTTACTAGGTTTAACTCTTCTGGTTCTGCTGTTCGTGAGATTTTAAGGTATGGTTCCATGTGCGCTAACAACTCGGAATCTGTCATCTCCTCCAGCTTATCAACTGAAACGTCTAGTAGTTGTTCGATTGTCATGTCTTTATGTCCATCGCTGCAATGAATAGGCAGCCAAAGAAAACGATGAGCCACGCAAGGCTAAAGAGATCATAGATTATTCCAGCTATCATTTCATCACCCTCACTTTCGATTCAGTCACATCAACTTCAGAGTCAGAACTTACTAGATTGTAAATCCACTCCTTGTCATTGGGGCTGATTGCCACACTACGCTCAAACAACTCAGAGTCCTTGGCAGTCTTGTACCAAGTCTCCAAGTCATTCTTCCAGCGAATACTATCGTTGAACTCATACTCAAGTTCACGAAGAGTCATGCGGTTTTTAGTCACATCCTTGAAGTAAGCAAGGATTCCATTGTCCAGCTTGCGAAAGGCAATGCGAGAACGCAGAATCACATACTTGTTATCGTCAAAGTTATCAATGATGAACTTAAAGCCATCGTTAAACTTAACGTAAAGAGTGTTTGGCGTTAAACCTGTCTCCTGTGAGGAGATGTAAACATCCTTACCTGTCTCCAACAAACGATCAAGGATAGGCTGGATCTGCTTCGCCGCGTTTGGCGAGTAGCTTGATCGGTTTATGCCAGAGTTTTCGCTTTGCATTGCTCCATTAATTCCTTTGCTTCCTCAAGGTTTCCCTTGGCCACGGCAGCTTGAGACATCATGAATAGCTTGCGAGCAGACAGGCCACGAATTGTGGGATGCCAAGTCTTACAATCTTCAATCGAGAAGACGCAGCCATCAGCGTGTTTGCGGTAAAGCTCATCCTTGTATCTCTCAAGCTGAGAGGATGGTAGATTCTTGGGCAGACTGTTCTTAACCTTGGTTCTCAAGCGCGATTGAATCTGTTGATTCAACAGAGCAAGGACTGTTGCTTCGGTGTAAGCATCAACTGCCTCAGACAGTTTCTCAAAGACAGGAACATAGAACTTGAGTCCTTTGAAATCCCCATCAACATATTTTTCTTGTTTGTGTTGCATAATCAAGGTTAAAAAGTTAACCTGCTAACATATAAGCAGTAACCGTGCCAACTTTTTTCGTCCGTGTAATACTAATAGATGATAAATTCACCCAATAACTTGTACCGTGCCATTATACCTTGTACCTCTCTGTAGTTCCCGTCGAGTGTTGTTAGCTTTAGGATTTTAGTGGCCATGTCTTTCGCTTGCTTTGGCTCAATGTCGTGAGTCTTGTGGATGTAGAGTGCAAGGTCATTGGGCCGCTCTCTGATCGGCGTAGTCTTTATGATGAAAACTGTGAGACGATGGTAGAGGTCTAGTCGAAACTCGCCAGACTTGATCATCTCCTTCAAGTCGCGGTTGGTAGAGCAGACTATACGGCAAGTTGCCGCGCTTAGTTTGGCTGCACCAACTTTGCGGAACTGTTTGTGTTGTACGAATCGCAGTAGCTTTGGCTGGGATGTGAGCTTGAGTTCCCCAATCTCATCAAGAAATAGTGTGCCGCCAGCAGCAAGTTGTACAAGACCGCCTGTGTCACGAGTCGCTCCTGTGAATGCACCTTGTTTGTGTCCGTAAAGGAGTGATTCAAACAGGTCTTCTTGCAGAGTGGTGACGTTGACAGGTACAAAATTTGAGCCGCGTATGGCTTCTTGGCTGGACGATGGACAGCGATCTCCGTGAAGGATTTCAGCAAAGTGTTCCTTCCCTGTGCCAGACTCCCCTGTTATGAGAACAGGGGAGTCTTGGCTTGCAAGAACTTGAGCGAATCTTATTTGCTCAAGCATATGCGGGTCTTCAGTCAATATCGTCCCACTCATCAACTTCAGCCCATTTTGTTTTTAGTATCTTTTCCCAATCCCAATCACTTGGATGACCGTCATTTGTTGAGTACTCAAATGAGATGGTGATTTGGACTTCTTTTATCTGCCCGTCATCAACTGGGGGATGCTCATTCTCCCGTTGGCTCCATGCATCTATCATTTGGTGAGGTGCTTGAGGACTTGACGGCTTGTACGTTGGACTTGCTCAAACTTCTCCTCAGCCAGTGGCGTGAGGTATTGAGTGACTGCATTGTACAGGTTGTATGTGTTGCGACTTCTGTCGAGGTCGTATGTGGGCTTTTCCCATATCTTCTTGATCTCATCGGCGTGTTTCTTGGCAATCACCTTGTCGTTGACCATTGAGTCAACCATCTCACCGCCTTCACGCTGTGTGATGGGAGTGTTGGACATCTCCTTGAAGAACTCAACAGAGGCAGTCCATTGCATCTTGCTGCGCTGGATTGTCTCGGAGAGGAAACCAAGGTCGATCTCACCGCTACTCCTGTGTGGCCTAGTGACATGACTGTCCTTTGCCATCACAACCATACCATTTGTACACACGATTCGGAGTAGACCTGCTGACAAGTCTATCCCACAAGAACCATCATAAGAGTTCTTGAGGAGTAGTCGAAAGCCAACGTCATCTCCCTTCTGTATCTGCTTGCGCTGATCGTTGAAGTCGTAGACAGCAAAGAGGCGACGACCATCCTTGATTGAATACAGCTTGCGTTTGTAATCTCCGAAGTCGAGACAGGATTGAACGGCATCAAGGGCATCTTGATGATGAACGATCTTGTACTTGTCCGAAGTGATGGCGAGACATTCGCCTGTGTCTGCACGAAAATTGCCGGAATAGCCTTCGATTAGTTTGCCGGTTTTATCGTACACCTTTTGTTGTGTTACTCTATAGTTCATTTATTTTTATTAGTACTTGTTCTATGGTTATCTCGTCTTCTGTGTCTAGTGCATCACCCAATTGTACAAAGAAAAGTTGTCTCCCGGTATCGCATTGTGTGCAAGTACCGATTGCCAAAAGTTCCAGTTTACGATGGATGATAAGTGGTTGAACGAATCTTGATAAAGCTTCGTCTCTTTGTGTTTCCCAAAAATAACTATGCATTTTGTATTTCCCTGTAAGCAATTACCTTACAGCATTTACAACCGGCACATATAATGTAGCGATTGGTTACGACGCTGGCATGGTTACAACGGGTCATTATAATGTAGTGATTGGCTACCACCATGAATTGTAGAAAATCTGCCAGCCTTCCCTTATAAGTTTCTTTGCTGACTGACAGAACTGTTTATCTTTATCATACACAAACTCAAAGTAGTGGTTCATGTCTGAGTAGGAGTCTTGTCCAAAGAAGAATCCCTCAGTCTCAGGCAGATTGCCGCACTTTATTGATTCTTCTAGCGTGGTGATGTCGGATAGTGTCAGGTCAATTGGCACACAATTGAATACTTCTGTGCCGCCCTGCTTGTTGTAGACTGACTCTGCCCAGCCTTGTAGCCTGTTGTGCTTGCGCCAACAGGCTATCTCACGGACAACCTGAGTAGGATGTCCTAAGATGTTTATTGTTTTTTGGGCATTTGCCCATTGATCTAGTCCCATTGTCTTGCGTGTTTCATGAATTTCTTGAGGTCTTCCACCGCTTGCTTGCTTGTATCAAGCTGATTTTGAACCATTTTACAACCGTAATGAACGGCTGAACCGTCTAGTCTCCAAAATCTTGCGATGTCGGATTGTTTGTACCCTGCGTCCTTGGCAATCCACTGGCAAATATGCCGTGGTCGAACGAACTTGGCCTGTCTACATGGAGAAATTAAATCAACGTAGGCAACGCCATAGTAATCTGCTGCTGCGTGAGCTAATTGTTGTAGATTCATATGATCAGCCCTTTTATTGAGTTGTCTCGTGGAGGAAATATCTCCAGCGGAGGCAGTTCACCATGAACTGCGTGTTCCGTTTGGTACTTGTGGAACTTGCTCCAGTTGTGATCAAGCGCAGCAAGCTGTTTCTCTTGCCGTTCTGAGACTCTAGTTGAGAAGTGTTCCCTCAAATAGTAGTTGTTATTGAATCCTATCATGACTTGAACCTTTTCATAAACTTTGCCAATGATTTACCCGATGCCTTGTATTCGCGGAGTGTCTTAGCCTCCCAAGGTGTTGTTGCTGACCACTCTCCTCGCAAGACTCTCAAGATTATATTCTTGGTCATCTTGCGATTTGTGTCTGCCACGTCGAAGTCCATGTTTGGGAACTCCCCTAAGTTGTTGTCTGGATTTCTTTTTTGATTGTGGTTCATATGCTTGCGTGGTGATTTGCTTTTTCAATTCCTAGCTCATCTCGCATTGTATTTGGATGCAAGTCGTGTACCTTGTACCAACTGCGACTGTCAATCTGTTTCGCTTCTCCTGTCGATCCAAGGTATTGCTCGCGGTCTCGTTGGAAGAATCGAATGCTTCTATGGCATTCTGCCATGAGGGCGTTGAGCCTTGACTTGGTTGTGACTGTTGGCCAACCGGCCAGCGTGACGAACAGTTGACCGTTGCGTCGGCGGGCGATAACGTGACCGTGCAAGATTAGCTCAGTCATTGGCGTGTCGCCGATTGTGGTGCTGGTTCTTACTTGTGTATTGTCTCGGCTGAACTTGCGATTGTTGCAAAATGCGCGAGCTGCGTCTTGTGCTATTTTTCTCATTATCTTTTGATTTTGTTTATTTGATTGAACAGGATCAAAGCTTTGGCTTCCAGTATTTTGGATTTTGAACTGTTGTCCAATCTTTTAACCATTAAGTTGATTAGTGTGACTGCGTTTGCCAGAACATGACAAAGCTCCACAATCTTTCGGTGTTGATTGCGCCTTTGTTTGTCAGTCATTCGCTTGCCTCCAGTTGTGCGCCGTTGATTGGTGAGTAGGCGAGGTTGTCCTCAACGAAGATGACTCCTTGGCCGCGAAGTTGTGGGTCGTCGGTTACATCATAGGATTTGAGATCATTGCAATCGTCTCCGTAGAAGTTGTAGCCATCGTCACTATACCAACTGTGAGAGTTGTCATCCGTGCCAAAAGGCATGATAAGTTGAGCGGGATCGAGTGTGTTCTCTGCGTAGATTGTGGCACGACAGTAATCAAAGAGATACTCGTCACACTCAAAGACACGAGGTCTTGTGAATCCACCACGCGCATCACAACCATTGTGTATTTGGATTATTGCGTAGTCCATGTGGTCATGTGAGAACTGGTTAAAAACTATGTCTTGCGAAAGCAACGATTGGTCGTTGTAAGTGTAGCCACTCATTGGCGTTGAGTCGTACATTGACTCACGATCTCTCGTAAAGTTCTCAATGCACCTGTCCCAATACAAGTCGGCTTGTGGTTTGCGCTTGCAAAACCAATGGAAGATGTCGTCAACTCGCTCGGAGTAGTCTAATCTATCTGTGAGCCAATGATAAATGTTGTGTGTTACCATAACATCTAGCGTTGACTTGCCTTGATAAGTAGATATTGAGAACTCGCTTGTTGTGCTTGGCTCGGCTGCGAAGTCTCGGCCTTGGTTGCGTTCCCAGTGTCTACCGTATGCACCGCCAGAGTCTAGCATATGGCGGCCTGTGTTTTCGGTTAACATCTCAATTATTATTTCATTTGTTTTCATTTCTTAGTTCTTTCATTTCTTTTGTGTTGAGGTTGCTTGCTGCAAGGGCTTTTTGCATTACTGATGTTTTCATTACCCAATGGAAAAGGCGATTGTTGTCATTCTTTAGCTTTGCTAGGGTTACTCTTGGCAAGATAACGTCTTCATTGGTTAGCTCAACGCTCCAACTCTCAAGGAAAGTTGGGCCGTAATGCTTAATTAGTTTTGTCTTGATTGCGCCGCCCTTCCAGATTTCCTTACTTAAAGACGCTTGCAGTTCCAATGACTTATCAAGTTTTGTGTAAAGGTCTGCTTGTTGTCTGAGTTTTTCTTGTATCATGGTAAAAAAAGGGGGAGGTTGCCCTCCCCCTATGGTTTATGCAGTTAATTGATTGAACTCTAAGTCAAGAGCAGCCAACTTTTCCTTGTGCGGTTTCTTCGCATCACCTTTAGCGGCCTTTTCAAGTGCCTCAACGTCGCGCACCTCGCGATAGATTTCCGCCATGCGTTTGCCCTTGTCTTGCTCTGCAACTAGCTTTGCTTCGACCTTGGCCTTGGAGTCGCCGCTAGAGCGAACTTTAAAGGCAGAACCATCGCCAAGTGATTCGACTATTGCCTCAAGTTTTTCTTGTGGCGTGAGGTTGTCCAAGCGTACACCGTCTTTAGATGTGCGTTGCAACGTCTTGAACTTCCCGTTATTCAGACGGTAGCCTATTGCGTCACGCTGCCACATTTCAGGATCGGCGGACAAGAGGTCTGCCTTCGACAATGCTCCAAGCCAATCTTGAAAGTCTGACAAATCAAGATTTGACTCTTCGCCAGACTCGAAAGCCCAGTAGAGAAACTTGCAAGCCTTGTTGTTTTCGTCTTTGCCGCGTCCTTCGCAAAGGATTAACTCTAGTTCATGGGCCGGTTTGCCCGCTTCATCGAGTAGCGCAATGCGCGCTCGATTGTCTGCATTTGTTAGTATTTTAGTTTTCATTATGTCATGGCCGAAACCATGCAAAGACTATGGCCAAAGGTCGGAAGGTTGTCAACATTTAATTCGTAATTATTAAACTTTTTAAAAAGTGTAATCATTGATCGGTGGTTGGTTGTGTTGACAGGTTGATTTATATATCAACATCATCTTTTGCACCCCTTGCCCTTTAAAATATATATATAAATATGTCTATTTTTTTCTAGGTCTGTCAGTCTGTAAAGGTTCAATGTTGATGTTGATATATAAATCATCTTGTCATCTATTCGGGCTTTGCCTTCTTTATTTATAATTACTATTGATGACGATAATTCGGCAAATTGTGTGAGGGCAAAAAAAGACTCCTCTCAGCTTTCGCCAAGAGGAGTTGCGTTCCCCACATTATGCGCTGATTGATGCGCCGTTGATAAGGTCTCTTGCTTCATCTTCCGCAATCTCGCGGACACGATCTTCGGTAATCAATTCGGCACTTTCGGCCTCATCTTTGCCGTCCATGATTGCGTCAAACCTTTCATCAATTAGACGCATCTGGTTTTGGTTTATAATCTCCAAAGCTTTACCCAAAGCTTCGGCCAATATTTGTATTTGATCTTCATTCATAACAGTTGCCATTGTGGCAGGGATTAGACTGCCAGAGTATCAACCATTCCACAAGTTAAATCGTCACTTAACTTTTGGACCTCACAATTAGTTTCGATAGAAACTGTTATAAACTATAATCAATAGCCTGGTCGATGTCTGTTATTGATGATAGTTTAATTTGTAAACTGTCACAGTATTGATGATAAATGTAATTGTAATTTGTAATTACTGGTGCTGATCAAGACCGACCGAAGGAGGTAAGCCTGCGAAGCTCCTTCGGTCGGTACTAACTAATACTCCGTAGGAGAAGAGGAAACAATTAGTTAGTTACAATATTATATTTTTAGGCAAAAAAGGGGAGCAGCCGAAGCCACTCCCCCCTGTTATGAATCCCCGCAAGCAGGGAAATTATTGCCCGAAGGCACAGCCAGAGTATCATCAACTCAATAACTGTCAACAAATAAAAGTAAAAATAAAGTGTTGACACAATGTTGGTTTGTGGTACTTTGAATGGGCCTTCGGGCAACTGTTATGAAGATAAAACTAGAAAAACTATTGGACAGGCTTGAAAGGCAAGCCAGTGAGATCACTAAAGGTCAACTCGCCTTGGAGAAATCCGAAAAGGAATCGAAACAGTTTTTCGATTGGTGGCAAGAAGAGGCTGCCCTTACTAAAGAGTTGAAGAAGAAGATCAAAGACTTGGAAGAGTTAACTCTTCTGGTGTCTGAAGATTCATACGATGGGCCGGACGATGTTGATGTTGAGCGTATGCAAAGCACCGCAGATCATGATCCAAACGCAATGTCGAATGGATAAACTGGATAAGTACTGTCACCTGTTTTGGTTGGTGGCATGGTTCACAATAGTAGCAATGCTCGCCCTCACATGAGGGCGGGCTTTTTTGTGCCTAGATGGGAGGGGGGAATGAAGGGAGGGGGGCCAGAAGTTGAGCTGTAACAGAACTATGCACATCTCTGAAAAAATGACCTCAAAAAACCTTAACTTTTATACTAAAATGTTAAAAGTTGGCACACTTCCAGCTTTAATACAGGCTATGTCTGAGAGAGCGATAGAGATTTGTGAGCAAACACCCTTGATCAAGTACGCCATTTATGTTAATCCAAAGGTATGGGAACGAATCAAGTAGCTGAAGGCCCATTAATAAAGCGCGTTCCCGGCGGTTTCGCTGAGTTTCGTGCCAAGGAATCTGGTCTCCCACCCGCTCGCCTTAACAAGT